ACATCAGTATATAGAAATACAAGGTAGAGAAAAACAAATGGTTGATGTGCTTAACGAAAAGTATGGTGCAGGTCAATTAGATCCTGAGACTGGTGTTTTTACCCCTGCAAAATAAAAAAAAGTGTCCTAAAAGGTGTTTTTAGGATATTTTTTAATATTTATTGTAGACATTTACTTTAATATCAACTAATTAGGAGATTACCGATGGCTGAAAGAATCGTCTCGCCAGGTGTATTTACAAGAGAAAAGGATTTATCCTTTCTACCACAAGGCATAAGTGAAATAGGTGCAGCTATCATCGGGCCAACCGAGAAAGGCCCTGCATTCACACCAACACAAATAACAAGTTTTCAAGAGTTTGAAGAAATTTTTGGAAACTTAGACCAAAGATTTTACACACCATACGCTGCTGAGGCATATCTTAAAAGCGCTGGTGTAGTTACAATCGTTAGAGTTTTAGGAATCGGCGGATATCTAGCTGATACCATAGAACTTAGAATACAAATGAGTGGTTCTGGATATTCAGAATTCACACAATCAATCGCCGTATTAGCACCATCACTTGGTTCAAGCGGTGGTGGTGACTTATCAAAGTCAAAACTTGTCTCATCAACATCATCCGCTACATCATTTGATTTGGTTGTAAGTGGTAGTAACGTGACTGAAAGAACCTATTCTTTATCATTCGATACAGGTAGTTCAACGCATATAAGTAAGGTATTCAGTTCAAGTCCATTAGCAACAAAAGCTAACGGAGCAGCTGGTGAGGTATACGTATACAAGAATTATAAAACTAGACCATTTGCTGTAGTGGGTGAGACAGGTGTCGCACTCGCAACTATGTCAGCTTCCATTTCGGTTACTGACAATGGTTTAGATTTTAAGAGTGGAACAAATACTGTCGACGATGGTGGTGATGCTTCAGATTCAACATGGACTGGTAATAAGGACTTCCAATTTGCAAGAACACCTTATATTCAATCCCAAAACTTATCTGGCGCTAGAGAAGATTTATTCAGAGTATACTCAAGAAGTCATGGAACTGACGTAAATTCTAAATTTAAAATAGCTATTTTAGATATTGTTAGAGCAGATGACGTTGCTGGTTCAGACTTTGGTACATTTGCTATACAGGTTAGGGTACATAATCCAGATGGAATTGATGATGACACAATCTTAGAGACCTTTAATAAGTTAACATTTGACCCATTATCACCAAACTTCTTTGCTAGAAGAATCGGTGATAGATATTCAGTCATTGATGATAATGGTAAAAAGACAGAATATGGAACATTTCCAAATATAAGTAAACATATTAGGGTCGCAGACTTTAAAAACCTCGTAAAAGATGGTCAATTTAAGTTAGATAAAGCTTTAGTACCTATGGGACATGGTAAATTACAAAACCCAACACCAGGTGGTACTACAGTTCCAACTGCAGTGACTCAATCTAATCAGTTAACAACTGGCGGTATTTATGACCAAAATATTTTCTACGGATTTAATTTCGCAAATGAAATCTCAAGACAATATCTTGCTCCAATTCCATCATCAGCAACACCAGGTAGTAACGTTACCATGAGTCTTGAAGACCAATTTGGAACAACCGAAGCTACAGAATTAGGTGTATCAACATTTGCAGATGCTACAGAACAGATTTCGTTGACAAACTCAGCTTTACAACAAAGAAAGTTCATAGTACCTCTACAATTTGGTTTTGATGGAAAAAATCCAGCAATAGATTCAAAAACCGCAACAGATATACTAAATACAAATACGCAAGGATTTGATTTATCATCAACAACTGCTAGTGGTTCTGTCGCATTTAAAAGAGCGATTAACACCATTTCAAATCCAGATGAGGTTGATATAAATCTATTGGCTATACCTGGTGTGATTCACGGATTACACTCGACTGTAACAAACCATGCTATATCAAAGATGGAAGCAAGAGCAGATGCGTTTTACATAATGGACGCAGCTGGATGGAGTGATACAATCGAAACTGTCAAAAATACAATAGTAAACCTTGATACTAATTACGCAGCTGTTTACTACCCATGGGTACAAGTTGTTGATTCAAGCACGGATAGTCCAGTATGGGTTCCCCCATCAACTGTATTACCAGGTGTTTATAGTTTCAATGATAGTGTCGCACATGAGTGGTTTGCACCAGCCGGTTTGACAAGAGGTGGTTTGACGGATGTATTACAAGCTAATGGAAAATTGACACACGCTGAAAGAGATGATTTATATGAGGCAAGAATAAACCCAATCGCTTCATTCCCAAATCAGAACGTGGTGGTATTCGGACAGAAGACACTACAATCTAAACCATCAGCGTTAGATAGAATCAATATTAGAAGATTGTTGATTAGACTTAGAAAGTTTATCGCATCATCTTCAAGATTCTTGGTGTTCGAACAAAATACACAGGCAACAAGAAACAGATTCCTAAATATTGTGAATCCTTTCTTAGAGTCAGTACAATCCAATAGTGGATTAAGTGCTTTCAGAGTTGTCATGGATGATTCGAATAACACACCAGATGTTGTTGATAGAAATCAGTTGGTAGGTCAGATATTTATCCAACCTACAAGAACCGCAGAGTTTATAGTGTTAGACTTTGTTGTTCAACCAACAGGCGCTTCATTTCCTGAGTAATTCAGTAACATAAATCGAAAAACATTAAGCCCCATTTAACGATGGGGTTTTTTGTTTGACGTTTTTGACGAAAATATTTTAACATGATATTTATTAATGAGTATCAAAGAAATGACTTTTTGGAGACAATGAATGGCTACATTAGACCCTAATGAAATAATGTTTACCCCTTTCGAACCGAAAACTAAAAATCGGTTCATTATGTATATTGATGGAATACCAGCGTATCTGATAAGGGCAATGAACAGACCACAACTTCAGTTTGAAGAGATAGTTTTAGACCATATTAATGTGAAAAGATATGTCAAAGGTAAAGCTGCATGGCAACCTATTGATATCACATTATACGACCCGGTTGTACCAAGTGGGGCACAATCAGTTTTAGAGTGGATTCGTTTAGGTCACGAATCTGTAACAGGTCGTGATGGTTATTCAGATTTTTATAAAAAAGATATAACCTTTAATTTGTTAGGGCCAGTTGGTGACGTTGTTGAGGAATGGTTACTAAAAGGAACCTATATTGAGAACGCTAACTTTGGTGATTTAGATTATGCATCAAGTGACCCAGCTGAAATTACCCTAACACTTAAATATGACTACGCAGTCTTACAATTCTAATAGGAGAATAAAATGAGTGAATGGATAGCAGCAAATTGGGAGTATGTTTTAGTAGCATTCTACGCAATTGAAAAGATTGTAAAACTTACACCAACAAAATATGATGATATCTTATTTGATGCGGTTCTTAAACCAATCAAAGAAAAAATGATGCCATCAAAATAAAATAGTTTTTCAGAATAAAAGGTTATAATTATAATTGGTTTTAAAATTATTCAAAGGAGTAAAAATAAATGTCTGAGTACAAGTTCCCTACTGAAATAGTAGAGCTTCCGTCAAAAGGTCATTTTTACGTCAATGGACACCCCCTATCATCAGGTAAGGTAGAGATAAAATATATGACAGCGAAAGAAGAAGATATCTTATCGTCAGAAAATTTAATCCGTCAAGGTGTAGTAATAGACAAACTATTGGAAGCATTAATAGTAGACAAGTCAATAAAAGTAAATGATTTATTAACAGGTGATAAAAACGCTATCATGGTAGCCACTAGAATATTAGCTTATGGAAAAGAGTATAATTTTGAGTATGGTGGTGTAGAACAATCAGTTGATTTAACAGAATTATCAAATAAAGAGGTAGACCTAAGTAAACATACTAAGGGTATGAATGAGTTTGATTTTAAGTTACCCAACTCAAAAAGAGAAGTAAAGTTTAAATTACCAAATGGTCACGACGAGTCTTCTATCGACGAAGAAGTAAAAGCTATGAAGAAAGTTAATGAGAACGTCTCTACAGATTTAACAACTAGATTTAAAAAGACGATTATTTCCGTTGATGGTAATACAGATACTTCTTTTATCAATAAGTTTGTTGATAATGAGTTTTTATCAGTCGATTCATTAGCCCTAAGAAAGTATATTCAAGAGATACAACCAGACATTGACATGACCGCTAATGTTAAAGATGTCAATGGGGAGGAGATAGAGGTGACAATTCCAGTCACCCTCCGATTTTTTTGGCCTACCGCCAACATATAGGCGAGACCTACACGAACAAATATTCCAACTTATGATTAATTCAAAAGGTGGCTTCACCTTTACTGAATTATA